CAGGAAAAACCCACCGTCCTCAATCTCAATCTCGTCGGCCCCCATGGCAATGAAAGAAGCAGCAGATGCGGCCAGTCCGTCAATATGGGCAATCACTTTTGCCTTATGCTGCTGCAAGGCGGTCTTCATAGTTCTGGCCGCGAAGACATCTCCACCGGGGGAATTGATACGCAAATGGATGGTTTCAGCGTCAAGATTCTGCAACTCTTTCACGAAATCACCGGCATTTATGCCCCAAAATCCTATCTCGTCATAAAGATAAACGGTGGCCTCACTGCCTTTTTTGTCCACTACCCGGTTACTGGATGATCTGGTTAGTGGGTTTCGCCGGTTGATCAACATTGCTTTTCTCCTTGTCGAACTGATCCAGGGCAACCATATTCAGGGGAACAAAGTATCTATCTCCGCCCTCAATCGGGTCCATGTCTTCTTTCTCTCTAATTTCGTTGATATTCATCGCTCCGATACTCCACATTTTCGCGTAAAACTCGGAACGGCTCTTACTGTCACCACGGAGCAAACCTTCCATGATGTGTTTGAATTCATACCCTTGGTCCTGATCTTTTCTGGTGAGTAACTGCGTGTCGTAATTAGATTCAAGCCGCTCCACCCATGGCCATAAAGACTCTGTAACGAAGGAAATCTGCTCGCTTTCAATGTTATTGAATGAGCTGCGGGTCAGGTCTTTTAGTTTGTGAGGAGGAAGGTTGAACCATCTGGCAATTTCCGGGACTTGAAACTGTCTGGACTCAAGAAATTGAGAATCTTCTTGAGGAATCCCGACCTTTTCCATTTTCATGCCCTCTTCAAGCAGCATCATTCGATGGGCCTTTCCAAGCCCTGAATATTTTTTATCCAACTCCCGGCTAAGATTTTCAGAAGCAAGCTGCGACAATTTCATAGGATGAGATACGACCATGCCAGGATGCGCACCATTCGAGAAAAACCGTGCGCCAAACTCTTCCATAGCAAGGCCCATCCCGATTGACTGACGGGCCAGGGAAATGACGCTGTATCCCATGAATCCGTCAAAACCAAGGCCAGGAATATGCAAAACCCTTTCCCGTGGCAGAGGGATAGTTCTTCCGTCCACCTGGACGTTATAGACCAATTCTCCGTCTTTCATTTCAGGGTGGACTCTATTCGGGGGAATCGGCCAGAGTTCGCGCACATTGCCGACAGCATCACGGACGATTTCAGCGTAACCATTTCCCCATGCCAAAATGTGCGCATGCATTACTTCACGTCCTATCTGCGCGGTCATGTACTTATTCCACTGAGTATGCATGACTCGGTGAATTGATTTATGGGTTGCCGTGACCGTCTTTCCTGGTTTTTTCCAGATAAGATTTAATGGAAGACTTGAAATGGTGCCGGAAATGAGGCTGATAGCACAATAAACGGCGGAAAATGTCAGGGCTGTTTGCTCGTCAACGTTTTGGCCGCTGCTGGTTTGGCCGGATATCAAATTCCAAAATGAAGGACTCCACGCTTTCGGGTCTGTTGCTGATAGATCATTCCTGAATGAGTGCATGATGCGGGACATGAGGCTCATTTCTCTCCTTTACCCATTAGAACACCGCCGACAATAAGGAGAGCACCGCAAACAGAGAAAGAGACGCTGGGAGAAAATAGATAGAGGCCGTACCCGAGAAGGGCCAGGCCGATAGCTGCGATTACGTCAGGAACTATCTTTATGAGCATGTCGCATGATGGTTGAGTTTTTCGCGAAAAAAAACCAATTTTCACCATCATACAATTACAATCTCGAAATTACAATAACAAAAATGTAATTGGAGTTACGAAAAAGTTACTTGAATTACGATTTAGTATTGCAGTGCGTATTGAATTCGTGTATAACTAATTCTAATAAACAACGGAGGTAAGCCATGAGAGGCGGAAGAAGAAAAGGAGCAGGACGGAAAAAAATTCCAGAGGAAAAGAAAAAAATTCCTAAGCTGGTTTGTCTTACGCCTCTTGACTGGATGTGGATAGAAATTCAGGAAGGAAGCAAGGGGCAGGTTGTTGAGCGGTTGATCGAGGAGAAGCGGAATAAATAAACTCGGCGAGGCTTGGCGCGGCAAGGTCGGGCGAGGTTTGGCGAGGTTTGGCAAGGCGATGCAAGGCTAATTTAATTTTACAAGGAGAATACAACATGGAAGGAATCACAAGAGCAATGGTAAGAATCAGCGGAGTGTCACCACTTTTAATGCACAGTTGCCAGCTAGTTGATGCTTCAAACCCATATACAAAGAAGATTAAAGCAATAACAAATAAGACCGCAAAAAAAAGGACCGACACGGACGCACTTGACCTAATCGAGTTGGAGTTTAACGGTTCTTTATACTTCGATGACGGTATCGGTCCCTTTCTACCTGGAACGAACCTGGAAGGGGCTATTCGAGATGGAGCCAGGACAGAAAGAAAAGGAAAAGACATAGAGTCTGGCTTTGTTGTTGAGCAGGATATGATACCTTTGCAATATGATGGGCCTCGAACCAGGGAGGGTCTTTACGAAAACAAACGATTCGTTGACTTCAGGGTAATAAGTTTGCCAAACAAAAGTAAATTAATGAGGACAAGACCAAGATTTGACAATTGGTCAGCAGAGTTTGAAATAATGTGCATCGATGAACTATTGTCTATAAAGGATGTCGAACGATTCATTTCCATAGCTGGTAGGGTTAAGGGCCTGTGTGATTATCGCCCTAAATTCGGACGATTCGTTGTTGATGATTTTGTGATCGTATAGCATGGTCAGGCGCGGATTGGCGTGGTAACGCACGGCGGGGCGGGGCGCGGTTCGGCTTGGCATGGGCTTTATGTTTTCAGAACGTCAGCAAGCCCCGTCCCTCATAAACAGACCGCCCACCCCGAGCTTCCGGATTCAAGATCATCAGAGAAGCGGCGTTGAGTAATGCCATCAGCGGATCAATCTTCCCAACTCCTGATGCCTGCTTGGTAATATAGGTATTGCTCCCTTTGACTTCGGTTTTGGCATTTCCGACAATCCATTTCATCATCCGAGAGCCGTCATGGTACAGTGCTTCTTCTGCGAGTTTGCGCTCCGTGTCTTTTATCGCCCCGTTTAGCCGCCATCCCTGAGATACCCCGAATATTCGAGCTTTATCGGTCCCTTTGTCTTTCTCTAGTTCGATCTCCATCAGTCGGAGTTTGTCAACAATGGCACCGATTCCAGAGGGGTCAACACCTATTCTGTCAAGTAATCCGGATTCGTCGCACTGCTTGACGATCTCACAGAACTCGTCAACATCTTGACCGATTGGAACAATAGACAAATCTCCGTCCTCCTGGAAATCGAGATACTTAGGAGCCTCTGATTTTCTGCGTTCCAGGGCAATAGGATTGCACCATGCATGAAACCATGCACGCCATAGGGTGTTGTCTTTGCTATCACGGCCCAGAACCGCAAGACCCAATAGATCATCAAGCCCCCCTCCATCAGCCCCCACCTCGATCACATCTGACTTGTCGAAGATCTCTTGCAGGGTAACAGACCGGGACATTTTTTCCCAAAACTCAGACCCTGCCCAATTATCCAAACCGAGAGAAAGACCTATCTCGATATTCAGATGCTTTGCCAGAAATCCCGTCATTGACTCTTTTCCATCATTCAGAGCGGTCCTGTATTCCCGCTCTATATAAGGAATATCGACAGACAGACCGAGGTTGGGGTTTGTGACATAGAAATACTTCGGGTCTTTGTAGAGTTCTTCTTTGAGAATATGCTCGGGAAACTCATAGATGATAGGCATGAAAGACGGATCGTGGATCTTCCCGTCCCGAACATCCCTTGCATACTGCAATTTTTTAAGGAAGATTCCTGCAGGTGGTTTATCTGACTGGGTTGTCAGATAAATAGTGAACCCCTCCGGCCTTGAGGTCTGCCCACCCCTTGCTTCTCTTAGCATGTTCTCGGCATTCGATTTAGAGCCAAAAAGCCACAACTCGTCCACAAGAACAATGGACGCCTTGTTTCCGGAGACAGTATCACTATCTGCCGCGATTACGCTTAAAACCGAGTCGCTTATTCTGTGGGTTATTTTTTTCAGATGATCTTGAGGGTGAAACATTGCATCCAACTCGTCGTCTAATTTCACCATTCCCCTGGCGGGGTCAAACGAGTTACCGGCTACCTTGATTGTTGGGGCAAGGACTAGAAGCTCAGCTGCAGGCCTCCAGTTCAATATCAGCGCTGTCAACATAATTCCTGCGGCCAGAGAGCTCTTCCCGTTTTTTTTGCTCACATGGATAAAATACTCTGTAATATACTGCCGTCCATCCTCTTGATTGTAACCACCAAACACAGCGCGAACTATATCAAAAACCCACTCCCTGCACGCTTCTCCCATGGTAGGATATCCATAGACATCATGCATTCTGAGTTGCTTGAATATCTGCAAGGCTCTCTCTGCGTATTCAGGGAAAAGAGGGGGACAGGGAACGAGCGATTGACCTGCTATTATGCGGGACTCCCAGTCTTTACACTCAGTAGACCAGCTCATTGGATTATCATTACATTCTTTTGTTCCATACTTTTGCAGCCTTCTCTTTGCATTGTTCGTCTGTCCCTTCGTAACCTTCGGGGAATGATTTGGTCATCATCCCGCACTTACATTCAACCCACCATTTTTTAGAAAAAGAGCCATGGCCGTAACATTCATTATCTGAATTAAATTCAGGAGCTCCAGAACAACACGGACAATGCTTTAATCTCATATTTTCACCCTTGTTTCTTAACCTGTATGAGTTTAGGAGCCTCCCCAGAACCAAACCGGCCAGCACCGGCAATACCTGCCTTCTTCTCGCGCTCTTCCTTCTTTCCGCCTTTCTCGGATGCTCGGCGATGGCAGAATGGCGCGGCCGCAATCGCCATCCGGTCACGCCTGTTTGGATCTTCTGTCGATGTGTTCATAACCTTCAGCATGTAATCGAGCGGGGTAAGATTCTCTTTCTCTGCGTCGTCAATGATGTCATTCGGTATCTCTGGAATAGTTTCTGTTGCTTTCGGCTTGCGTGATCCGGAACGTGCACCCTTTGGTCTGCCTGCTCCTGGTCTTGATCCTCCTCTTGCCATAGCTATACCTTTCCTTTATCGAGTGTAATCATGACCCCTTGCCCATTTACTTGCTTCTTGTTCGGTTGGGAAAATACAAGACGAAAAACTATAAACAAGATTCTTCAAAACGTCTTCGTGGTCGGTCAATATCCACTTTTCTCCATTCCAGTAGGCAGTATTCACCCATGAAGCGGAAGTATCAGATCCCCACGAATACTGCACCGCATACCATCCAACTTCTTCCGGGTAATCTTCAAGGTAAACCCATTCTATTTCTGCCTTTGATTTAACTTTGAATATTTTGTGTTTTGTTGTAATATGTTATAAACTGTATTCAAATCGCAGAATTGATAATTTTGGTGGTGTTTTATGTCAGAAATAGAATGGGTTTACCT